ACTTGATCGCTTGTAAATGATACACGGATAGCGAAGCTGAATGTTAGACGGGGGCTGAAAATATACATTCGCAACCCCCGGAATTTCCTCAAGGAGACTCTGGAGTTCGAACCGCGAGTTCGCCATTCCACTTCCCTCCGAGAGTTAGAACAAGACGGGGGCGCTCTACGGAAACCTCAAGGACTTCCCAGGGCGCCCCCATCCACTCAATATATCGCATAGCAAAGAAGTTCTCATTGGCGTACGCGTCAGCAACGATGCTGATTGAGTTGTTAACGGTCAGATCCTTGTTTACTTTGTCTGCACCGTTCTGTAAGCGCCTGGCGTTTCGAATCACGTCACCATAATATGGCTTCTCGATCATCTTTTCAGCCCAGACGCCGGGGGCAGCATTCTCGTCACGAACGGCGAAGCCTACCACCCCAAAGAACCTAGCCATGACGACCTCCTTTGACTTCCATTTTGATTGCTCTCAGGAAGTCTCGGTGACTACTCGCCGGAGTAGACGTAGGTCCAGTTGGTGGTCTTACCGGACGGGATGTAGTAACCCGTAGCTGGCTTGACCTCAACCTCGGTATCGGAGGAGATCACTTCCTGGCCGGTAACCTCGATGCCCTCAATCGTGTAGATCAGGCCCGTGACGGACGGGATCGTGATGGTGTTGGTTGCACCGTTGAAGGAAGGAGCCTCAGGGTTGACAGCCTCGCCCGGAACGCGGTTGACCACGATGGCGGACTTGGCCTTGGTCAGAGCGCCGGACATGCGGGTCTCAGACAGGTACTTCATCTGGTTGAAGTCGATGTCGAAGTCGTCGAACATGGAGACCTGACCGCCGGCGTCGGTGCCGATGGTGTAGTCAGCCAGGTTCACGTAGATTGCGACAACGTCGGCGTACTCCTCCATGACCTCAACCGGGACGATCTTGGAGACCATCAGCTTGGAGGCCAACTGCTCCTGGTTGTCGAACAGCGCACGACCGATCTTGTCCTTGACGAGCAGCATGTCGGTGAGGAAGCCCTGGGTGGTGAACAGGGTTGGCTGGCCGGTACCCTTGTAGGCAGAGCGGGAGCGGATCAGGAACTCGAGCTGGTCGCCCACGGTCATGCCCTCGGGCAGGGTCACCTGGTGGGCGTACATGTGATCGTCCTTGGCGATCGGACGGATGTGATCCTCATCAATCTTGTCAGGATCGCCGTATGGACGGTTGTCGCCCAGGAGAACTGCACGTGCGATTTCCTCGTCCAGCATGAGGCGCATCTCGCCCTTGAGCCAAGCCACAACATCCAGATCGGTGATGTCCAGGACGTCATCGCGATCGAGCTTCTGCTTCTTGTAGATGGTGGTCGGGGTGGTCTTGCGCTGGAGCAGCTTGAAGATCTCTTCCTTCTTCATGTTGCCCTTGACGTAACCCTTCGCACGAGCAGCGTCGGCGGTGATGTCTGCGTGGACAGACTTGATGCGGGTGAATGGGGAGTGCTTGGTGCCGGTCAGAACCGCGGAGACCCACTCCATGCGGCGGGACAGGAACTCAGGGGTGTTGGTGATGGCCTTGGCGTCCGGGAACAGCAGGTCGATGTTCTCGATGCCGTACTCATCTGCGTGAGACAGGAAGGACTCCTTGAGGGAGCCGTGCTTGGAGGCGTCCTGGACGATGGACTGGATCTGGGAGTGAGACAGGGATGCCTCCTGGTCGATCCGGCCGTCGCTCTTGGCCATCTCGAACACGTTGTTGATCATGTTGAATCCTTCTTCATGAGTGAGGTAGTTGTCGTCGTAGTCGGCCTGCTCGAGGTCGTCGTCCCCGGTGCCGGCATCTTCCAATGCCTGGCCGATCATGAAGTAGACAACGTTCTTCTGCTCTTCGCTGAAATCGTCGAAGACGTCCTTGACAGTGCGGTCGCTAGCGGCCATTTTGTTCTCCTCTTGGGTTTCTTCTCCGCCTTCATCGGCGTGAGCTAGGGTGAGTCCGGTGTAGATGATGGCTTCATCATCAATGGTTTCGACATGTTCATCTGAGTGACGAACGTATACGTTGTCGATGAGGGCCCCCGGGTTGGCACCGGAAACCACAAGGCTTACTTCTCGAATTTCGCCATGCTTGACAATGCCCTGGGCCTGTACAAGCTTGTTGGCGTAGATGGACATCGCATTGACGTCCCCATGCTTTACTGCAATCCGTGCGTGGTCAGCTTTATCGGTTTCGTTGAAGAAACCATAGGCATAAACACCATCCCGACGATTCTCAAGAACCGCGTGGCCAAGAACATTCTCAATATCTGAATGCCCGTGCTGCCACACCAGAGGAACCCGCGTCCCGTCCTGTTCCTTGAAAGCGTCGGACAAGATGGTTCGACCATCAGAGCAACGAATGCCAGATTTAGTGGCGTAACCACTGAAATCAGCTTTCATTTTGATTGTCCTTTCAAAGTGTTGTGTCGTCTTCGCCAGCAGGATCCTCGGGAGGAGGTTCCTCCGGTGGCTGTGGCATGTTACTGTTCTGCAGCTTGTCCGCCTTCGGGTCCTCCGACGGCATGAAGCCCATAAAGCCGCGCATCTCGTTGCCGGTGAAGATCTCATTACGAGTGAACTTGTCGGCGATGTCAGCGACGTTACTGATCGGTGTGAGCTCGAACGGGTTGCTGTAGAACATGATGGACTGACCCTGAGTTCGGCCAGTCTTAGTGATGAAAGTACGAATCAGAGCTTCACTAATAGCTCGAACAATCGGTTTGATAGTTCGATTCTTATAGTTCAGCATGGCGTTTTCATCGGCGGTGCCCGCGAGAATCTCTTCGGTCAACCCCAACTGAGAATATAGTTCCTTCTTCAGTTCTTGGATCTGAGGCTGGAGGTTGTTCTCAATGGGGCGATTCAGCTGAGTGATCTTCTCGGTCGCATCAGTGTATGCAATACCATACTTGCTTTCGGTGAGCTGGAACTCTATGTCCTTCTTACGTTGTTCCGCCTGCTGTTTCTTAGTTTCTGAGCGGATGGTGTAAGGAAGCTGGATGATCATGTCAAGCTTACCGGTATTGGATTTGCTGTCAATGGAATCCAGAAGGTTCATCTTCTCTCGAAGTCGCTTAAGCGTCGAGTTCGGATTGTTCATCACCGAGTAAAGAGGGTTGGTCACCACGGCAACCATCTTCTTAGGAAGAGTGATCTCTTCCCGATGACCTTTGTCCTCGTTATAGAGACTAATGCGGATATGTTTGGGATACCACTCCACGATTTCACCCACACGCATCGACTTGATCTCATAGCTATTGGATAGAATGGGATCGCCGATTGTCTGGACAGGAACGATCGCTGCCACGCCTTTATGGAGCATTGTCATGACAATGTCCTGTCTGAATTCAGTTGCCGCCTGGTCGATATTTGCCTCGATAGTGAGACAGTCGTTGAGACCGCTCTTGATCGTTGATGTGTACCGCTCGTTGTCATCAAGCATGACGTGTTTGAGTTCGATGGAAGAAGCGTCGATCGACATCTTGTTCACAATAGACGCGATGATAGTTCGATCGTTAGTTGTACTGGACACGTATCGGTCCGGTCGACTACCCATGCTTCCACCAAGATATCCTTGGCCATACTTAAACTCAACCACGGGGTCTGGTGTGTCTTCGGTGGTGAAGGCATCCCAGGCTCTCTTGGCTTTGTTTCGGATACTCACGAATCACCTCCTTTCTTAGGTTCCATTTTGAAGGGCATGGTCTAAAGTCGGTTCGGGCTGTGTCCCTTAGATTTTGCGCCCGCCATTACGCCCTCTTAACCGCCAGGTCAAGAATGCTGACGTTCATGGCTACTTCGATCTTATCCCGGGTAGTTGCCTTTCCGGATTGGAGTCGAGAACGAGTGGCCTTATCTCGGGCTAGGTCACTGGCGATGGCGTTCTTAATCCCTTTGTTCTTAAGAACCTTAGCAGCGGACAAGGTGGAGCCGGCTGCGACTTTGTCCCCGAATGAGGATTTGCCGCTCAGAACTCTTTCTCGCGATTCGATACCCTTAGTCTTCTTCTCGACACCTACCTGCCTGGCTCGACTGGAGAGACTTCCTTTTCGACGACCCCACTTCATACCCTTGACGCCGTAGTGGGCCAGGTAGTCATCGTACGTTAACTCGGAGGGATACATATTCTTTATCTCCATTCCCCGTCTGCACCCATGCTGAGATCAATAGTCCGGAAACTGTTAATACCTCGTGTGTCGGCGAGTCTAGAAGCCGCGGCTCGACCGGCATCGCTCTTTCGCTTGGAATCAGCAATATTGTGTAGAGAAGCGTTCGTTCGGCTAGCGATTCCAGGAGCAGCAATAAGCCCGATACCAATGGCCACCTTTACAGTTGACCGCTGGTTCATGGTGAGTTTACCCTTTTTGATCGCAGTAGAATCGAAATGGTCTCGCTGCTGTCGTTCAACCGACTTTCTGATTTTACGGTTGATACCGACCTTTTTAACAATGTTCGAGTTTTTTCGCTGTTCTCGTAAACTCCTAATCTCGGATTTACTATCAGCAACCCGTTGGTCGAGCTTGGCTACCTTCTTAGCCTTGCGTTCGCTTAGCACTCTTGGTTTGGCCTTACGTTTGCCCCACTTCATACCCTTGACGCCGTAGTGGGCCAGGTAGTCATCGTATTCCATGAAACACCTCCTTACGTTTCGTCAATCAAT